TGACAAAGAAATTAGAAGAAATATTAAATTTACCAAATGTCAAAGAAGCATTCAAAGAAGTGGATGCAAAAGAAAAAGACAAAGAATCCAAGAACACTGCAAATGGTAAAAGTGCAAATCTTGATCCACAAACAGCAAAAAATCTCGAAAAAAGTTATGCAGAATTTGATAAGATAGCGGCCGCACTACCCCAAGTAAAAGGATTAGGTGAATTATCTGATTTGGAACTGGATAAACTTGCCGTTGAAGCAGAGGAAAGTTATAAAAATTTAATGGATTTGGGTATGAACGTAGATTCACGATATTCAGGACGTATTTTTGAAGTAGCAAGTACTATGTTGCGTAATGCCATAGATGCAAAATCAAATAAAATTGACAAAAAATTAAAAATGGTTGAACTTCAACTTAAAAAACAAAAAATCGATAAAGACGGCGATAAAGACACTGGTACAATAGAAGCACAAGACGGTTTTGTTATATCAGACCGTAATGAATTAATGAAGAAACTGTTGAAAAAAGACTAAATATTGCATATGAGCACGTTTAAACAATACCTTACAGAATCAGCAAAGTCATATGACTTTAAAATTAAGATTGCAGGGCAGATAGCAGACGATTTTGCTTCTAAAATGGAAACTGCTTTACAAAAATTTGAAGTTGCAAAAATGTCAGCAGGTAAAAAGACACCAATAATGACAATGCCTTTAGACTTCCCTCAATTAAGCAACGAAGAAGTAACAATATTTGACGTAACAACAAATTATCCAGCATCAACAAGAGAGATGCAAGAATACGTAGGTACATACATGAACTTGCCTTTAACTCATATTGTAGTAAGAAAGCCAGGCGAGCCAACAGAACAATACCAAGATCAAATGCAAGTTGCAAAAACATCAGAATACAAAAATAAATTATTAGATTTAGAATACACAGACCTACCAAAAGTCAAACCAGAAGACTTCCATTCAACAAAAGCAAACATGGGTCTGCTTAAGGAATTACTAAAAGACAGAGAAGATAAAAAAGACCAACCGAAAGAAAAAGAAAATATTCAAAGCAAAGAAGAAAAGGGAACACCATCTCCTATCAAAGGACATGATGGACCTATCAAGGGTAATCCAAACCCAGCGGGGAAAAGATAATGCAGTGCAAGGCTTGTAAATGCCAGTGTGAATCATGTACTTGTGATTACTGTCGTTGTGACAACTGTGGAGAAACGAGGGACTAATTATGGAAATGCTAGACGTACTAAAAAGACTTCAAGAAATTGCAGAAACAAAACCAGAACTTGTGAAAGATGCTGTTGATAATGTTCAAAGAACAAACCCACAGACAGAAAGAGAACTTACACAAGGTGAAGAAAAATCAAAAGAAAAATTTGTTAAAGGTATGAAAAAAGACAAAGAAGGCTTTGAGAAACGATACGGAGATGATGCCAAGGCAGTTATGTATGCAACTGCAACAAAGATGGCTAAAAAAGAAGACGAAACTAATGAAAGAATGGTTGGTGGAATGAGTGACATACACATTGGTGCCCAAGACGTAGTAGGCGAATACGTGGACGACGATGGCAATCTAAAAATGCCAAAAGATCAAGTGCTGAAGGCATTAGACATGGAACGTAAAAAAGCACCTTTCCCTAGATCATACGAAATTGACATGGCAATGGACATGGTTAGAGATGACTTCGATGACGGTGGTGCTAGAAGACCAGAAATTGACGAACCATACGACATGGAAAGTGAACTAAATACAAACACTATGGAAAACAAAGAAAAAGAAGTTGTAAAAGAAGCAATCAAAATATCAACTGATTCTCCAGAAGAAGCAGGAATGATGATGCAAATTTTAAAATTAGCAGGTATTCAACCAATGGGTGCCGAAATGCCGAGCATGGAACCTAAACAGGACATGGACCATGATCACAGCGACGATGATGCAATGGGTTCAATGGACATGGCAAAAATGAGAAACATGGTGACTGCTCCGGACGAAGAAAAAGCAGAAGAAACATTTGCTAATCAACCAGATGAAAAAGAGCAAGATATTGATTCTTTAGTAAATGTACATTCAGGTGGTCTTAACAAACAGAAAGTACAATACAGAAAAGAGTATCCAGGTGATAATCCAATGGCTGTAGAAGACACTATTTCAGAAGAAGATGTTGCAAACAGTTTAAGAGCACAATACGAAAGTTTCAAAAAAGCATATCAAGAAGCGGCAAAACCAGACTATATCGACCTAGATAAAGATGGTAATAAAACTGAGCCAATGAAAAAAGCGGCACAAGACAAAGAAGCCAAAGATAAAAAATAAGTTACTTTTCCTAACTAAACTTTAGCATTAAATACTACACTATGGCGTATGTATCATTAGATAGCGACCAAATTAAAAAGGCGCACAAGAAACACAAATACACCAAAGAACAAGTTTTACAACTTGAAAAGTGTATGGACAAAAAAACAGGTCCCTTGTTCTTTATGAAATCATTCATGAAGATACAACACCCCACAAAAGGAGAAATGCCTTTTGAACCTTATCCATATCAAGAACGATTAATTGAAGCATACAACTCACATAGATTTAGTATATCTATGTTACCGAGACAAACAGGCAAAACAACCTGTGCTTCTGGATATCTAATATGGTATGCTATGTTTAGACCAGATTCACAAATACTAATCGCGGCACACAAATACGCAGGAGCATCGGACATAATGTCTAGGGTGCGTTATGCATATGAGATGTTGCCTAGTTGGATAAAAGCAGGTGTTACGCAATACAACAGGAACAGTATAGAGTTTGACAATGGTTCAAAGATTATGGCAACTACTACAACTGAAAACACAGGAAGAGGTATGTCCTTGACAATGATATATTGTGATGAGTTTGCATTCGTACAACCACCTGAGAAAGCAAAAGAATTCTGGACTTCACTATCTCCTACTTTGTCAACTGGAGGTAAATGCCTAATAACATCAACACCAAACAGTGACGAAGATCAATTTGCTATGATTTGGAAAGAAGCAAATAAAAGATTTGACGAATACGGAAACGACCAAACAGTAGGTACAAATGGTTTTTATGCCATGAAAGCACACTGGTCAGAACACCCAGATAGAGACGAAACATGGGCCGATGCGGAACGTGCCAGAATAGGTGAAGAAAGATTCAGAAGGGAACACGAATGTGAATTCTTGATCTTTGATGAAACCTTAATCAATAGTATACATCTTGCTGACATGGAAGGCGTGCCACCAGTAGAAACAACAGGCCAGGTGCGTTGGTTTAAACGACCAACACCAGGACACACCTATCTTGTAAGTCTTGACCCAAGTATGGGAACAGGAGGAGATTATGCGGCAATACAAGTTTTCGAATTGCCAACTTTTGAACAAGTAGGCGAATGGCATCACAACATGACACCAATGAACCAACAAGTAAGAATTTTACAACAAATAAACAAACACATACACGACACTATAATTGAAAAAGACGCCAGTGCAACACCACAAATATTTTATAGTATGGAAAATAATACAATCGGTGAAGCGGCACTTATGCGTGTAATGGATATAGGTGAAGAAAATATTGTTGGAATGTTTTTATCCGAGCCTATTAGAAAAGGACACAGACGTAAGTTTAGAAGAGGATTCAACACAACAGCAAAACACAAAATTGATGCCTGCACAAAATTTAAAGAACTAGTGGAAAGCGGAAAAATGAAAATTAACTCACAGTTGTTAATCTCAGAATTAAAGGATTTTGTTGCTACAGGTTTAAGTTACAAAGCAAAACCAGGACAACACGACGACCTTGTTATGAGCAGTTTGCTAATGACTCGTATGATGAAAGTATTAGCAGACTTTGATCCTAAAATATTTGAAAAATGGACCGACAGATCTGCAGAATTAACCACACCAATGCCCATATTTGGAAACTTCTACGGATAATAAATACACTATATGAATCCAAAAACATCACAAGACTTGTTCAACAAGATTAGATCACAATTCAGCAATATAAGAATCGGTGACGAAAACGGTGCCGCAACAGCAAATCCAGAGGATGCTACATTTTTTGAATTTGAGTTTAGACCAGATTCAGACACTTTTGGTAGTGTTAGTGTCAGCATAGCAGACGGTGAAAACATGAAAGTATTTTACAACCGTGATCTTGTTAACAAAATAGAGGAAGACGAAAAAGACGAATGGTATGCGTTTCTTAAGGAACTTAAAGACTTTGCAGTAGAACACAGTTTAAGATTTGATGTAAGAGATATTACTAAATCGAACCTTACGAAGCAGGATTATCAAAATCTTGCAGATACGAACAAAACGGTAAATACTGATGGAATGTCAGAAGAACTAGCAAGAATTACTAAATTAGCAGGTGTGAACGAAGGCCTAACAGGCACAGCAAAACGTTCATACGAAAACCTAGATAAAACAAGATTAATAATTAGACATACAGGCAAGGTTGATGAGACTGTGCCGGGTGCAAGATCAAGACAAATCCAGTCACTTTACATCGAAAACGAAGATGGGGAAAGATTCAAGTATCCACTTACACACCTAGCAGGTGCGAGAGCAATGGTGAGACACGTTGCTAATGGTGGAAGACCACATGACGAGTTTGGTGAACACATAATAAAAACTTCAGAGGACATCGCAAAATTAAATTCATTCTCGAGATATGTTTCAAATAAAGATCAATTAAATGACAACGCAGGTGATATTATTGAAAAGACAAAAATGCAGTTGGAAAATTTAAGAGAGTATATGAGAAACTTATCAAAACAATCTCACTATGAAAACGCAAGTAAAGATTTCAAAACATCGGAAGAACAAATACTAGACGACGAGACAGTTGCTAAATTGAGAGAAAAATTCACAATGACAAACTTGGACAAGAGAGTGGAAGATGCTTTCCCGCTTATTAATAAGGTAATGAGTGAACTAGAATTAAAAGATCTAAAACCAAAAGCAAGTGACGTTATCACCTATGGCAAGGGTGGAAGTTTAAAATATATACAAATAGAATACGAAATACTTGGTACATTAGAAAATATGTTGATTAATAATTCAGAACAAGAAGTTCTGAAAAGAATTGCAGATTTTGTAACAGATGAAGTAGGTGAAGAGCACGTTGACAAAGCAATGGAAATAATCCAAAAGGCCAAAGATAATGATGATGGAGAAATGACATTTGATGACATGATACAACAACTGAAAGGCAAAAAAGAAGATCAAGTGAACGAACTTGAGCCAGATGCAGAGCCAATCGACGCACCAATCGAACCACCAGTGGATCACGGAGGTGTTGTAACTTCTTATCTAACAGATCCTGATAATAAATTAGTTTTGAGAAAAGATGCATCTGCTGATAAAATGCTTTCTGTAACACAATTCAAAGACAAGAACACAATGTTGGGTTCAATACTTTCAGACATAGCATCAAGAATGCTTACAAAAACAGGTGAAGAAGACAGGGTGGCAAACTTTGCTTCGAGAGTAGCAGATAACTTAGAACTTGAAGGAACTACAAGTTTTAAACCTGATGCTGACTACATGAAGAACAAAAAAATTGCAATACAGTTGGCAAAGAGATACATTGACGACTACAAAAAAATGCAAAAAGATCCTTCTTATGCAGACGAAGTGAGAATGGATCCGGAAGATTTCAATCCTAAAAAACATCCTAAACTGGACAAGAGAGCAAGAGGCGAAGCAGTTGAGTTTGAGGAATGGGCAGAATCAGTAGCAAATGAATATGTAACAAAACCAAGAGACGAAGAAGATAGAAGAGAAAAATTAAAAACATTAAACGATATTCAAAAAAATCCAGATCTAATGAAAGACCCAAGAGTGAGAGCGGCAGTAATTAAAAGAAGAATGGAACTGGCAAGAAATAAAGACAAGGTAATGGCGTCTACTAACGAAGGCACAATGATCGGCGGCATAGTTTCATACGATGACCAAGACCCGGAAGAATTCAAACAGGCGTATCTGAAATACAAAGACTTTATGTCGGAACCTAGACCCGCAAACGAAGTTACGTCCGATCTAATATTACAATTCATGTTTGATGATGAGATATTAGACGACATTATACAAGCAGAAGAAGATGGCGTGAAAGACGTCAGAGACATGGTGCAAAAGAGAATAGATGATTTAGAATTATTCGATAAAGAAGTAAGACCGAATCTTAAAAAAATGGGTATGCAAAAAATCATGAATTCGGAAGAGCCGGCACAGGAAGGCAACCAATTTGCACAGGCAGTACAGAAAGCAAAAGCGGCCGGCATGAAAGCAGGAGACAAATTCAAAGTGGGTGATCAAGAGTACACACTCAAAGATGCTATCGAAATGGCAGGCCTACAATTAGAAGAATTCTTTTCAGAAGAAGAACTAGCATACGAGAATCAAGTTGATCGTATCAAAAACCTCGCATTTTACCAATAATAGTCGTAGACATTAGATAAATATCAGTGTATATTATAGCATAATGCTTAATATATTAGGCACAAACATAGGCAACATAGGAGGCTTACATTATGGCTACATTGGCTGAAATAAGAGCGAAACTTAAATCTCAAGAACCAAATCGCTCAGGTTCACAAACAGGCGGAGACAACGCCATTTACCCACACTGGAATATAAAAGAAGGCGACGAATCAGTCGTTAGATTTTTACCAGATAAGGATACGAATAACACATTTTTCTGGACTGAAAGAAACATGATCAAATTACCTTTTGCAGGTATAAAAGGTCAGACAGATTCAAGACCAGTTACTGTGCAAGTTCCTTGTATGGAAATGTACGGTAAGACTTGTCCAATACTTACAGAAGTAAGACCATGGTTCAAAGACAAAAGCATGGAAGACATGGGCAGAAAATATTGGAAAAAGAAAAGTTATATTTTCCAAGGTTTTGTAGTTCAGAATCCTTTAGCAGAGGACACAACACCAGAGAATCCAATTAGAAGATTTATAATTGGTCCTCAAATTTTTAACATAATCAGAGCGGCATTACTTGATCCAGAAATGGAAGAACTGCCAACTGACAGTGTTAGAGGTGTTGATTTTAGAATCAACAAGACAACAAAGGGTGGTTATGCTGACTACTCAACTTCAAAATGGTCAAGAAGAGAAAGAGCACTTGCTGAAGAAGAACGTAGTGCAATAGATAAGTTTGGCTTACACAACTTATCAGACTTCAGACCAAAAGAACCAACAGAAGCAGAAGTAAAAATAATCAAAGAATTATTTGAAAAATCTGTTGATGGAGAGGCATACGATCTGGAAAAATACGGACAATACTTTAGACCTGCAGGAGTACAGGCAAGTCAAGTAAGTGTTCCAAAAGCAGACAGACCCGCTCCAGTTGAAAAAACTGCTGATCCGGTAAATGCTGAAGTGAAAGAATCTGCTCCAGCACCACAACCAGCGGCAGAACAACAACCGGCTCAACCAAGCACTGACAGTGCCAAAAGAGCAGAGGATATTTTGAAGTTAATAAGATCAAGACAAGCAAAATAATCTGACATTTTACCAAGGCCTTGATGTTGACTATTAAGGCCTTGTGTATTATAATAAGAGGACAAATATGACAAAACCGTTTGACGTAACAAAATTTAGAAAAAACATAACAAAGTCTATACAAGGACTTGGCATAGGATTCAGTGATCCCACTGATTGGATCAGTACAGGAAACTATGCTTTAAATTATTTGATATCAGGAGACTTCAATAAAGGTATTCCCCTAGGTAAAGTATCAGTACTTGCCGGTGAGTCTGGTGCAGGAAAATCATATATTGCATCAGGCAACATTATTAAAAATGCTCAGGATCAAGGTATATTTGTAATATTAATTGATTCTGAAAACGCACTTGACGAACAATGGCTACAGGCACTGAAAGTGGACACATCAGAAGATAAACTTTTAAAGTTAAGTTTATCAATGATAGATGATGTGGCAAAAACTGTATCAGAGTTCATGAAAGGATATAGAGAGCAACACGCAGACAACAAAGAAGGAGCACCAAAGGTTTTATTTGTAATTGACAGTTTGGGTATGTTGCTTACTCCAACAGACGTTGACCAATTTGAGAAAGGTGAAATGAAAGGTGACTTGGGTCGTAAACCTAAAGCATTAACGGCACTTGTAAGAAACTGTGTCAATATGTTTGGTAGTTGGAATGTAGGACTTGTGGCAACTAATCACACATACGCATCACAAGATATGTTTGATCCAGATGACAAGATATCAGGTGGACAAGGTTTCATTTATGCAAGTTCGATTGTAATTGCAATGAAAAAATTAAAATTGAAAGAGGATGAAAAAGGTAATAAAATTACTGAAGTAAGAGGAATTAGAGCGGCTTGTAAAGTAATGAAAACAAGATATGCAAAACCATTTGAAAGTGTGCAAGTAAAAATTCCTTACGATACAGGTATGGATCCGTACAGTGGATTGGTGGATTTGTTTGAGAAAAAAGGATTATTAGTGCAAACTGGTAATAGACTAAAATACATCGATAGCACAGGAAAA